TGCTTCAAGTGACTGTTTTTCGTTTAACAGCTCGGTTTCGCGTGCTGTGAATTTTTCACCCCATGACTTTTCCAAGGCTTCGATATTGCCGTTCTTACGGGCATTTTCTTCAGCCTCTTTACGAGCTTGCTCTTCAGCTTCTTTACGTTTTTGCTGTTCTGCTTTCTTTTCAGCAAGCAGCTCATCAACCTTTTTGCGTAGGCCATCATCGTTTTGAGGTTGTGGAATACCTTCGATTTTCAGGACGTATTTACCGTCTTTTTCTTCATAGAGTGATTTGACAGATTCCTCGACACCATCGAGATTTTCTAATTCATACTTCAGCATTTTGCTCTCCGAGCGATTGTGCAGTCACAAACTGCGGGCATAAAAAAAGACCCTTTTGGGTCTAGGTTAAAATTGGTTTTAAAGTCCAAGCTCTTTAAACGTCTTAGCATCCAGCACCTTCAACTCATCGAGCGTGTACATAGCACCTTGCGGATCAACAAACTTATCGATGCTGTAATTGCCTTCTTTGTAGAGCTTATAGCGTGCTGGGCCGAGCCATTCCTTTTGGAAAAACTCATCGGTCTGGTCGAAGAACTTTTTAAACGATGTATTAGCATCTAGCTGACCAATCAGGTCTTTACGTTCATCTTTTGGAATGTCTTTGACCTTACGCTCATCCATCACAAAAGGACGTTTGCCAGCAATATCGCCATCTTCATCACAGCCAACCAGTACAGACCTGCAGTTATAATGAAGTGGTGGTTTTGGATAGGCCTTATTGATGTCGTACACATTGGCATCTAATGACGCGCACTGTTTAGAGGTACGGCCATCCAAAGTACTGACGAATTTCACATGAGTGAATCCAAGTATCTTCCAGGTATCGTCATATGAAATATTCGCCACATGACTTCGTGCGGTCCGAACCGTGCGTTCAATCTCTACCTTGGTCGCATCCCAGATACCACCCACATAAGCGTACTGATTGCCTACCTTGGTTCGCTTGCCACGAATACGGGTAATGATTTCCTGATTCGTCTGACCCTGATTAATACCATCACGAATCGCATATTCGACCTGCTTTCGAGCCTTATCCAATACAAAGCCAAACATTTCATTAATGAGCTGACCGCCTGCCAATGGAGTAGACTTTGCTTTTTTATAAAGCTTCTCACCACTGACCGTAGCTGCTGCACCTGTCATGAGCTGACTGACATACGATGCTTCATACACCGCCATGCTGACCGCTGACTGGTGAAAGGTTTCTGGCACCTCAATTGAAATCTCTTTAAAACTATCATTCAGTAGGCTTCGGATTTCTTTCAATTGATCAGTTGTGTATTGACCATTTGCCAATGCGATTCTTTCAGCGTCAGACAGGTTTTCGAGCAATTCCCTTAGCTCTGACACCATCTTATTGGACAGGCCGTAAAATCGGCTTAAAACTTCATTTACAGCTTGTGTCGATGCTCGATAGCTATAGGCTGAATGTTGGCTCAAGGCATTAAGTATTGCTTTCTGTGCTATTTGGTCGTTCATAGTTCATACCTGGTAAAGCACTGGCCGTTTCAGCTTCGATCCGCTGTTCTTCTTCCTCAAAATCAATCTCAGGGACTTTGCCAGTCGTGCGGATTGTATGGAAGGTTTCACGGCTCAATTTGCCTTGCTGAACAAGCTCGTTATAGAACTTCAATGCATCCAGTGAGAGCTTGCCCTTAGCGAAGTCTTGTTTGATTGTGAACTTAGCTTTATCGCCTGAGCCGAAGTATTTAGCACACCAGCGCAAGACAATTTCAGACGCTTCATTTAGGTTCGCCACGCACAAGGACAAGACAGAATATTTCGCCATCGATTCATTGTTGGATTCAGTTGCGGTTTTCACCACCTGATTTTCCTCAAGCAGTTTTGCACCCAAAGCCTTCATGTGCTTCTCTTTGGCTTCCATTGCCTCTTTGGCAATCATCTGCTCCTCTGCCTGAGCAAAGGTGAACGTTGCGCCTGTAGGAAGCATTAAAGGAGTTGTAGAGCCAAGCATTACACCGTTTTCTTGCAACCAGTCGCGCCACTCAGTATCAAGGCCAGTCATCACTGGTTGAATCTGACCACAAAGGAACACACTGTTCTCATACTCAGCTGAGTTGTGATAGTGCGCGATATTCATTAAAGCCAGTGACTCAAGCGAAATATTGTCGATTTCCCAATCATTGGCCACTGATCCAAGCGGGATAAATGGAATTTCACTCCACTTAGCACCATTTGCATCAGTTGGATAATACGGTTCGCTATCTGCTTGCAAGGTACCAGTGCGATCAGAATAAATCTGAACACAATATTCACTATTCTGATCCAGTCGCAATACCCGATAAAGCTGAATCTCTTTTAAGCTGAACTCATCGCTCGGATCGACAATCGAATCTTTCTCAGCAAGCACCACCAAAGCTGTTTTGAAGTGAGCACCAACCTTACGTACACCCCAGTTGATGATGCTTAAAGTCTTGTAATGCACCACGGTCGGCAGAATACCTAAGCGCTCTACCTCAGCAACCGAAGTCGCACCATCTGTCTGCGGATAATCCACAAATAATCCACCACGACCCGCATCAAGCAATCCACCTAAAGCACTTTGCATCAAGTGGTAGTAAGACTTACCTGTGCCATCGGCATTGTATTTCAGGAAGTCCATACCATCTGGATCGAAGTTCGGATCTTCTGAAAAGGCAATACCGATCAATTCCTGCTTGGTGTCCTTGGTGATTTCATACAACACAGCACGGTCACGATAAGCCTTATTACGTAAATCATTCTCACGCTGATTTTTGCTCACATTGATTTCAGGCAGATATAAAGCACCTGCCTTCTTCACTGCATTTGCACCATCACATAGATCGTGAACGACCTTCCAGCGGCCTTCAAATTCAGCATATTTAGGATGTTTTGAATTGACTGCCATTTAGTACACCGTGCTTAATGAAATAGTTTTAGGTTTGATTTTCTTCGTCATCGCTACAGCAAAATATCTAAATCCATCAGCACCATGCGAAGTGTGGTCATGCAGAGGCTTGTCTTTCCAACAGCCTTTCTTGTCATCCCACTCTTTGCGGTAGTTTTCCAGATGGGAAATACCTTCTGCACACTTGGTTTCATCAAACTCGCATCGAGGTAGGATTTCACGAGCTAATTCAATCCCATCCATGACTCCAATATTAGGGACCACCTGAAACCGAACTGAATACCTCGACCCGTCTATGTCATAACCTTCTTTGGCAATATCAAGACGAGATTTGCCATCATTCATCAATGATCGGTTTTGAATATCGTGTGGAGCGTAATGCGCTGAATAGTTGTAGCCACGATCTTTAAGGACCTTGAAGTAATGACGCATCCCTTCGCCTGAGTTTTCGTAGTAATCAATCACTTGATAACGGTCATCACCGATCTTGCGAACGAACCAGATCACCATTGAATCTGATACACCTAAATCCCAAAAGGTCATCACATCCAAATGTGAATTATCAGGCAATTGACCAATACGGCCATTCTCGTACAAGAATTTAAATTGCTTCTTGTAGTAAGCGCCTTCTACTGACTGAGCAAAGGCCTCAGACGGAATAGATGGATACTCACGCTTAATGTCTTCACCAAGCGTTTTCTCCTTCTGCCAGTACCATTGCTGCTGCTCTGGCGTGGTATGGATGTTGTATTTAGCTTTTAGCTCTGCAAAGTAGTCTTTTAGACGCTGCGGAATCTCCGTCGTTACAGGGAGTGAATAATCTTGATTCTTCCACCATGAGAAGAAAAAGAACTTCCAGTCCAAAACACCAAGTGTTCTACCTTGCAGTTGTAGCTTCTCAGCAGTTTGGCAGTAGTCGTAGAAATAACCTGACTTACCCTCAGCCGTAGATTCAAGAGTAATCTTTCCACCCAAACCAACCGCTTCAAACGCACCAGTAACAATCTCACGGGCCTTATCTGGATACTTAGCACAGATCTTACCGAACTCAGAAATATGCAATCGCTTTAGCGTTCCACCACGGAATGATGTACTGACTGTGACTGATCCACCTTTGGAGAATACAAGTTCCTCTTTGGTCTCAATACTTAATGGATTAGCTGCACGCAATGGATGCGGCAACTTCTCATAAGCATATTTGACCTTTTCCCGAAACAGGCGCTTAGCATCATGCAAGGTATGTGCAATCAAGGCACATTTGTCTGACATGAATAGCGCAGCATCCAACTGGATAATACACATCTCAGTCGTAAAGCCGAGCTGACGCGCTTTTAAGATGATGTTTCTCGACCACTCATTTTCAAAGTATTCAAGCTGCTCAAGTGTCATCTTGAACTTTACTTGCTTGCCGTTTTTATCGGTGATGTAGTAGAGATTGTTCAAGCGAAAGTGCTGATCAATAAGTTTTGCCCTATGCTCAGGCTTAAGCATATGCCCTCCTTATTAATCCTCTGCGCTTAACTCATCCATTAAGCTTGAAAGTGACTCAATTTCTAATTTACCTGAATGCTCGACCTTATCTTTGAACATGCCTAAATGCTTACCAAGATGCGCCCATGCGGAAACACGTGCTGATTGAGTAGAGCCTTCCGCATAATCTTGCGCTTCTTTAAGTAGACCTTGCACAACCATATCAACGGTTAATTGAGTTTTATTTGATAAGCTTTCTTGCGCTTCTTGAATAGCTTTTGCAATATTAGGTTTTATAAGGTTTTCAGCACCAATGACTGCTGCCGTCTTCTCACTATACCCAGCGCGAATTGCGCTTTGCGTAGCATTCAGGTCTATCAGATATTCTTCGACAAACCTTTGCTGTTTAGGCGTTAGGTTCGCCATAAGCATCTACTCCTCTAAATGCTTCTCAACCACTGCGTCAATCTCTTGAGCACGCTCAAGCAATGCTTCTTTTGTGTCAGCAGGAATGCGTGGATCGAACTGCATGCCGCGCATAAAATTTGCAACTGATTCAAGTTGCTCTAATA